GATGGATGTGTTTTTAGGCATCGGAAGTATTAACTTCCGATGCATTAATTAGAAAAAAGAATAATAATTTTTAAAAATAAAAGGATTAACTGCAATTCCCCCCACCACTAAAGTAGTGGGTTTCCTTGCAGTGATTTCATGAAAAAAATTAAAGAAATTTTAGGAACAGATTGTAAAATTATTACGTCCGTGTTACCAACATCTGAATATGGGTATGCCCCTATCGTTGGTGACAGCGTAACCTATGATACACCCATTTTGATTCAATACGCTGATGGGCAAATTGACATAAAACCAATTTGTGAAATTTTTAATGATAATAATGCAATTGAATTTGAGGATTCACAGTATCGAGATTTCTCAAAAAAAGATTACAAGGTCTTAACACGTAATGGGTGGCAAAATATAAATTATGTTTACAAACATAAAACAAACAAACAATTATTAAGAATTGAAACAAAAAACGGATTAGTTGATTGTACTGAAGACCATTCTCTTTTTAATGAGAGAAGAGAAGAAGTTAAGCCTAAAGATTTAAAGAGAGGAAATAAAATAGAGATTTTTATTGATAAAATTACATATACAAATAATGCTATTGTTAGCAAAGATGAAGCATGGCTTTATGGTTTTTTTATGGCAGATGGTAGTTCTGTATATTGTAATAGAAAAGTGAAATATTTTTCTAAGAAAAAAAATACTTTCGTGTATGGTAAGGGGAAAAGGGCTGATTGGAAAATTTCAAATCAGTCATTAGATAGATTATCTAAAGCACAAAACATTTTAACAAATGTATTCAATATAACCTCAGATATAAAAGACCACAGAAAGTCTTCAAACGTCTATAATTTAGTTGTGGAAAATATTGAATTTGCTAAAAAATTCTCTTCTATTTTTTATACTTCTTATAGATACAAGAGAGTACCTGAATGTATCCTTAATTCAGATAAAGAAGTTAAAAAAGCATTTTTAGACGGGTTTTGCTGTGGAGACGGACAGGGGGATAGTATTGATGAATGTATTGAATTTGGACAAAAGTCAAAAGTTGCTATGGGTGGATTATATTTTATCCTTAAAGAGTTAGGTTATAATTTTAGATGCCACAATAGAAATGACAAGCACGAATTTATTAGTTTTAGGCTAAGGAATCATAGGGGTAATCTTTTAAATGAGAATTATTCAAATAGAAAAGAAAATGAAGTATGGCTAAATAAACCAATATCATCAAAAAATGAATATGTATATGACATTTCTGCTAATGGAACATTTGTTAATGCCTTAGGAATGATAACTTGCCACAATACTGATGGTTTTAACTTCAAACTGCCAAATAAATATCGTTATACCGATGAACATCCCTATATAAGTACGGGCCTTAGTCGTGAAACTGAAAAGGGTAAGTCTTATACAGGATTCAAAGCTGATGTTGCTGAATTTAACGACTTATTTATGTCTGATAAGCATTACGCCCCAAATGCTAAAAATAAGATGGGCTTGGGTATTGATGAAATTGTTGCGGCAACAATCAATTTTTCACGTAAGAATTATGCCGATTATTTCCCTGATGAGCCTTTTCCTAAGGACATTAAAATGGTCGGCAATACTATCAAGAGTAAAAAAATGCCTGAGTACATTGCAAAGTTCCTTGAAAAGGGTATTCGTCTTCTCGAACAAAAGAGGGGACAAGATTTTCTTAATGAATACTATGCATATATTTACAAAATTTATAATTATCAAATTCCGATGAAGCAAATTGCTTCTAAGGGAAAGATTAAGAAGACGCTTGAAGAATATAAGGAAGATTGCCAAAAACTGAATAAGGGTGGTGGAAAGAAAGCCAGACAAGCGTGGATGGAACTTGCAATTAAGGAAAATCTTAATGTAAATCTTGGTGAAACCATATACTATATCAATACAGGCAAGAAGAAGGGTGATTCTGATGTTCAGAGATTAACTCATTATTTTGGCGTTGATGATATGTTCGGTGAGAGAATGGACTTAAAGAAGAAACTCGAAAAGGAGTGGAAGACACATGAAGAAGGTAAGGGTGTTTTAAAATTCGATGATTGGGTGGCAAAATATCATAAAGAAATTGAAGTTGAAGATGAGATTATGTTTAATTGTAGACTTTTACCTCACGATATTGTAGAATCAGATACAGACTTCTTATGTAATGATGGTGAAGAATATAATGTCCCGAAATATATCGACCAATTTAATAAGCGAATTACGCCACTTCTTGTTTGTTTCTCAAAAGATATTAGAAGTAGAATTTTGATAACAAATCCTTCAGATAGACAATATTTTACTGATGAAGAAGCACAATTGTGCAGTGGACAGCCCAATAAAGAAAGCGACCAAGATACATATGAGCAACTTATGACGATGGAGGATAAGGAAATCAAGTTCTGGCTTAAGCATCCCGAATGGGAAATTCCTTTCTTAAAAGAGTGTAATATGGATTGGGAAACAATAAAGAAAGATTATCTTGAACGTATGGAGATAGAAAAGCAGAGAGGAATTGATAAACTTAGAGAAGAATTTGATAAGATTATGCAAGGACTTTCAGAGGAAGAGTATGAGGATATGGAAGACGGAAATGTTCCTGATAAGATTTTAAAACTTGTTGATATTGACCCTCTAACCAATAATCTTGTTGCTAAAGAATATCACGATACGGTAATTTGTACTATTTATGATATTCTTGATTATAAGAATATGCTTAATACAATGGAAGATGATGAATGAAAAAAGTAGGCTAAATTAGCCTACTTTTTTTTATCTTTAATATTTCCTGTTAGTTCTAACATTGCAGAGAATATATTTCCCTTATTGTCAACTAATTTAATTTTTCCTTCACTTAATCCTATCTGCTTTAATGTAGCACCTTCGTTTAGAGGTTGCTTACTAAAGTATTCATTTAAGCATTCTTTAACAATTGACTTAATCATATTATAATTAACACCATTTTGTTGTTGCCTTTGCTGTTGTTGCATAGCAGCATATTGCTGTTCCAACATCATTTGTTTTTGGCTATCCTCGGTCATCATCCCAAGCATTGCTGAAGAAGGAGAATATTGCTGAACAGGATTTTGGCTCATTGATTCCCTTATTCCTTGTGGCATTCTTTGGGAAGGGGTTGACATTAAATTAACTGGCTCATCATAGTTCCAATTATCCCATTCATCTGAATAACTGTTTGGGTCGATATCTGTCCCCCCATTATTTACACCTTTAAATTCATTCAACATTTTATCTCCTTTTGGGGTGCAAAGTGTTGATGAGTTATGATTTATAATTTTGCTTAATGCTTCTGCTGAAATTGGCATGTTACTATACTTTTTCTTCTTCGTTATTATTTTCTTCGGTTTTTTCCTCTTCATCCTCATCCTCGTCATGCCCCAAATTGTCCATTCTATTAAGTAAGTCTATTGATTTATCAAATGGATTTTCCTCGGTGTTATTTTCAACACCACCATTTTCTATATCAGACTTAGTAACGGGCTCTGAATTTGCCGTCATCTTATAAGCATCATCATTAGTTGGTTGAGGCTGCAAATCAGGTTGTACTTGAGACTTAGATACTGGAACTGAGTCAGGTGCTTCTTTACTGGTAATTTGAGGATTTTCTTGTGAAAAGTCAACAGTTTTTTCTGCTTTTGAAGGATATTTTTCTGGTTGTACATCAGAAACTGTTACAGGAGTATCTTTTATGGGCATTTCGTGAGAGTTTGAAATTGGAATTGAAGATTTTCCACATAATGGAGAAATGGCAAATAATTTATCCATACTTTCATCTACGCCTTCCATATTTAATCCCTCGGATTTCAATGTTTCGAGTTTATCCTTAAAACTTCTTTTAGCATTTGACCAAGAAACTATTCTGTCTAATCGAAACATCTTCCATTTAGGAAATTCTCTATCATTAGGAGGAGATGTTAATCCTCTTTTTGAAGAGCCCATGGTTTCATACGCCCTAACTACTTTATTTCCAGTTTTCTTATGAGTTCCGTAAGCAATAGGCAATATATATCTTTCGTTTTTTCCCTTTTTACCCTTTGTACCATCATTATAGACAATTCTTGCCCTATAAACGCCATTAATCGCAGCAATAATTCTGTCATCATTGCCGTCACGAAGTTCATTTAGAAGATTTGCTTCTGATAATATTTCTTCAAAAAGATGCATTACTTAATAATAATCTGTCCGTCTTGAATGTTAGATTCGGTATCAATCAATGAAGGGCCATATTGGTTTTCCTCATTGTATAATGATATGTTTTTAAGGAAATTTCTACCGCCAATGCCATTGCGTCCCTCAATATCATATTGTCCTCCAATATTCTTTCCCTCTGTGTCAAGATTAGAATAATCAATTAAGGTTGAAGGCCTTGAAGGGTTAGGTAAATAATGTGTATGTCCACCGTGGCCACTACCTTTTCCTTGAGGGTCGCCGTCACTAAGGGCATCTTTATGCATTGATGAATATTCATCTTCCTTATTGTAGTTATTTTTAACTAAAGAACTACGTCTTTTCTCTATTGCTTTTGCTTCAAGTGCAGTTTGTTTTGCCATAATATTTGTTTTAATATTCGTATGTTATTATAGGTTCATTTTTTTCAGAGTGTTTTCCTCCATTGCCAGTGGTTTTAGTGCCACCTTCTTTTTGAAAAACGTTAGATTCTCCACTATTTTTTCTCGTTTGCTTTATGCTTGCATCATTTGCCATAGCGGCATTATATTGTGTTTCAATTTGCTGAAGATTAGGGTTATTCTTTTCCATTGTCTTCATAGTTGAAATTCCTTGCTGTCTTATTGTTGGGTCATTACTTTGTGCTTTTTTTTTAGCTGCGCCGTACCTCCATTTTAATGTAGAAGCATTTGTATTTGAAACCCTATTTTCAGAATCTCCGTAAGTATTACCCACTAAATTTTGATTTGTTTCATTTAAAACCTTGTCTTTCCATTCCTTTTTTGAACAACAAACCATACCATTAGTGTTAGGATAAACAAGCCTCGCACCTCCTTTACCACCAGGCATCCAAGGACCATAGTCTATACATCTTTCCTTAGCATGTGTATTAGTGGTTAAAGGAAGACTATCCTTGTCTTCTAATTTCTCGCCTGTATATATTTCATTGCTACCATCTTCTGCAAAATCGTTATCAATATTATCTAAATAGGCAGAGTTTCCCCCAACTATTTCATCAAGTTGCTTTTGCGAAAGAATAAGCGTTTTTTTCTTTTTAGCCATAACTATACAATTATACGATATATAAATAGTTTCTAAAATAAAAATATTTGCTTTTTTGTTGACTTTTATATTCACTAAAAGTATTTTTAGAAAAAAAAGAAATATGAAAGACAATTTTATTCATGTATGCTTCGTCATTGACGAATCAGGTAGTATGTGGGGTAGCGAAGAAGATGTACGCGGTGGCTTTAAAAAGGTTATTGAAGAACAGAAATCATTTCCTTGGCTTAAGAATAAAATTGCACTTCATCTTGACTTTTATCTTCCAAATCATAACATTTATATAGAATGCCAAGGACGGCAGCACTTTGAGCCCGTAGATAAATTTGGTGGCGAAGCAGACTTTCTTGAAACAAGAGAGAGGGATTTAAAGAAAATATCTTTATGTAAAGAGAATGGACTAAAACCCATTTATTACTGCTTAACAAGAAAATATACCGAATTTGAAGGTGAAAAAGTTGTAAAAAATGAAACAGAATTATTAGAAAAAATAAAAGAGATAAGTTCATAAATTATGACAGAAGAAACAAAGAAAAAAATTAAAGTTTTAGTAGTTCCCAGTGATAAATATGGTTGTGGCCTTTGGCGGTCCGTAAATCCTCATTCCAAATTAAGCGACCTCTATGGCGACGATTTTGATGTTGATATTCAGTATGATATCAATTGGAACGACCATGATATGCTAAGCAAATATGATATTGTTCATTTCCATAAAGGATTATATCAGGATATGAACCCTATTTGGGGTGCTATTGATTATTGTAAGGCTAACAATATAGTAACTATTATGGATATTGATGATAACTGGGATGTTGGTCCTCACCATCCTCTTTATCTTTCGAATAAGGCGATTAAGGGAGCCGAGAAAACCACCGAAAATCTCCGTAGGGTAGATTATGTTACAACGACAACTCCCATATATGCAAATAAGATTAAGACTTATAATAAGAATGTATTTGTTTATCCTAATGCAATTGACCCAAGTGAAGACCAATTCCAACCAATTAAAAATCCCTCAGAAAGAATACGTTTCGGGTTTGTAATGGGTTCGTCACATGAACGTGATATGGAACAATTTTTTGGTGCTATTAATTCTCTTGGAAAAGACATTATTGATAAAATACAAATTGTGCTTTGTGGATATGACCTTCGAGGAACAATTAGTATGGTAGATAAGGAAGGAAATTTCACAGGTAGCCGTCCCATTAAACCAACAGAATCAGTATGGTTCCAATATGAGAAAAATGTAACTGATAATTACCGTATTATTTCGCCAGAATATAGAGATTTCCTTTTAAAATTCTTACCTGATTCACAATGGCCCAATGTAGAGAATGAACCATATAGAAGGGAATGGACAAAGGATGTAAGTAGTTTTGGAACACATTATAGGAATATAGATGTTCTTTTTGCACCTCTTGACACCAACTCATTTAATGAGGTTAAGTCAGAACTTAAGTTTGTTGAGGCAGGATTTACGCACACTGCAGTAGTTTGCACCAATTTCGGCCCTTATACCATTGGAAGTAAGTCGTTATTTAAATTCGGTGGCGAGATAGACTATGACGGAAATTGTATTCTCATAGACCCTTCAAAGAAGCATAAGGCGTGGGCACAGGCAATAAAGAAACTTGTTGCAAATCCTGACCTTATTACTCTATTACAGAACAATATGTATGAACATGTTAAAGACGAATACAATATTAACAATGTAACAGCAAGAAGGGCAGAGTGGTATAAGTCAATTGTTAAGAAGTAACTTTTAATTTTTTCAAATCGCTTAGATATTTTAATTGTTTTCCCCGTGAGGATTTTCCTTGCGGGGTTTTGTTTTTTAAAATATTTTTTGTATTTTTGTGGAGAAAACGATATGATATGAGAAATTTTGATGAAACACAGTTTAATGAGGATTGGAAATTCTTCGTAGAAAATATTAAAAAGATAGGACTTGCTGAAAAGTTTAACTTAGAAAAGTTAGAGGAATCATTTAAGTCAGCACCAGGTGCATTAACGGAGGATACTGGTATTGCATACCCAGGAGCCCTTCTTAGGCATATTGTACTATCTACTTCAATTGCAATTAGGCTAAGTAAGATGGTTTCCAACACTTTTTCTATTTCAGAGGAATCACTGCTTAAAGTTTGCCTTCTTATGCATCTTAGCAAGATTGAAATGTATGTAAAGAATGACAATGATTGGGAAATCAAGAACAGGGGAATGAATTTCAGGTTCGCACAACTCGATGGCCGTCTTAAATTCGGCGAAAGAAGCATTTTACTTCTTATGAAAAAGGGTATTTCACTAACTCCGTTTGAATTTGAAGCAATTAGATGTATTGATAAGAAGGGAGAGAATGAAAATAAAATGGCAGAGTATTTTGATAATATTCTAACAATAATTGTTAGACAAGCAAATGAACTTGCATATGCAATTGAAAGTAAACGATAGTCAATTACCCACTACTTTAGTGGTGGGTTTCCTTGCAGTGATTTCATGATTTAAGAAATCCCTCGAATTATCTTCAAGATAAAGATGTTGTTTGGGTTAAGACGTACGAGGAATTTGTGGATAAAATAAGTAATAATCCAATGCCTGATGTTATTTGGTTTGACCACGACCTTGGGGAAGGAAAAAACGGAAAAGATTGTGCTAATTTTTTGGTAGACTTTTGTATGACACAGAAAAAGAGATTACCAGAATATCATTCACAAAGTCAAAATCCTGTAGGGAGGGAAAATATAATAAAATTGTTGGATTGTTATAAAAATTTCGAGAAAGATGAGTAAAGTAGAAGTAAATAACGGAGGAGTCAGTTTCCTTGGCCTATTATTTATTGTATTTTTGGTTTTAAAACTAACACACGTTATTAATTGGAGTTGGTGGTGGGTTACTGCACCCTCATGGGGAGGATTTGCTATTGGAATAGCAGTACTGGTCATAACACTATTAGGCCAATTACTTATAGAAATTTTATCATAAAATGCTACAGATTGTAAGACAAAGTTGGCAGGAGAGATACGAGATGTATATGAAACTGCCGAAGGAAGAATTAGCAAGAATGCTTGCTGAGAGTGCTAAATATACAAATCCAGATGGATGTAGTGAATTTAGCCACAAAGATGATTATAATGCAACAAGTGGATTAAGTTATACTGAAAAAGACGATTTTATTTTTTGGCGATGAGCGTAGCGATGTTTATATTTCCTTCAAAGGAAAAAAGTAAAGAGTATATAGCATATAAAAATCCAAGAGAAGTTTTGGAAATAAGCGATGAAGAAGTGGTAAAAACAAAACATACAAAGTTTGTTTATTATGTTGCTCATTATAACAATGATTTAGACAAGTTAGAAGACAAAGAAATTGTTAGTTCGTTGAACAAAATAGGGCACTTCAACATTACAATAGGCTCAAGAAAGTCTGGATTAGGATATACAACAGAGGATAAAGAAAATTTTATCCGACTATTAAAACACGACAGAGAATGGTTTGAAAAACTAATAAAATAAAATGACAGGCAAAGAAAGAATAAATCAGAGATTTGCAAAAGATTTTAATCTTCCAATAAATATCTTTAATAATGAGATGTTTGAGTATTATCATAAGAAATACTCGGATTTTTGGCCAGAGGAAGAATGGCAATCTCTTCAAAAAGAAATAAGGGAAGAATATTACGGAAATATGGACCTATGGCTCGAACATTATGCTGAGGTTCGGGATATGATTATTAAAGAATTGGAAAACTCGTCAGAATATAAGGCGTTCAATTCTGAGAATATGTCAAAGTACGAAATCGAGCCAATGTTTAGAAATATTTCAGATAGGAATATCTACAATGCAGAATCAGATGGGAAAATGTTTGTTTCCATTGACCTTAGAAAAGCCAATTTTCAAGCGTTAAAGCACGTTGGCGTAGTTAAAGAAGATACCTATGAGGATTTTATTGATAAATATGATAAGTCTTTTTATTTCAAAAAATCCAAGTATACAAGACAAGTAATTTTTGGAAAACTTAACCCAAAAAGACAGATTACCGTAGAACATTATCTAATGAGCCAAATTCTCCATATCGGTTTCAAGGCAATTGATGATGAATATGGAAAACTTATAGCATTTAAGAGTGATGAACTTATATGGGAGGTTCAAGGCATAGTTAAAGACAATGATTTATGTGATATTGAGCAAATAATTAAAGAGCGGATAGGAATTGATGTTAAGGCTGAATGTTTTATCATATCCAAACTGCCCATTATTAATGCTAATGGAAATGAGATAAGTGCTTATGTTAGAAAAAACCTTAATACCAACGAGAGTATTTTGAAGAGTACTTCAGCAATATATTTTCCACAAGTTTATTCTATATGGAAGAACGGAGAAGTAACTGAAGTAGAAGATTTGTACTTTTGGTACGAAGACCAAATGGCAGTATTTCAAGAAAGTTTAAAATTAATTAAAAAAATAGTATGAAAGTAAAAATTAAAAAATTAAATGAAGCGGCACAAATGCCTCATAAAAGTAAGGAGGATGATTTTTGTCATGATGTATGGGCTATAAGTGAAGAAGAAGTTTCCCCTAATGTATGGAAGTACGGTTTGGGAATTGCATTTGAAATTGATAAAGAATCATTGGGTAGTTTTGTTGGCTGTAATGAAAGTGGTCCATTTATTTGTAATGGGGGAGATGCAATTATTTCAATTGATTTCCGTCCTCGAAGTAGCATATGGAAGACAGGAATGGTTCTATCCAATTGCGAAGGCACTATTGATTTTGGCTACAGAAACGAAGTATTTGCTGTCTTTTATCATGTTATGCCTGATATGCCTCGTTATAAAGTAGGGGATAGAATTGGGCAGATTAAGTTGGGCTTCACATTGCCTATTCGATTTGAGTGGGTCGATGAACTTAATATGAATACAGAACGTGGCCTTGATGGATTTGGAAGTACAGGATTAAAATAGCGAAGATATGGAAATTAAAAGTAAACTACTTAAGACAGGATATGAACTAGAAAGCATAAACATCGTGCAATCAGAAAAGTCAGATATCGCGCATCGCTCAGAATGTGACCCAATGATTGAAATGTGTGGCAGAAAAGTGTATCCAGTAATTGTTGCCCCAATGGGTGCGGTGACAAACGAGCATAATTATAAAATTTGGCTTGAGAATAATTTTATTTGTGTTGTTCCGCGTACCGTTAATATAAATAGAAGGCTTGAAATATGCAAAGAAACATTTGCTTCTTTTTCGCTAAGTGAAACCGAAGAAGTTTTTCTAAACAAGATAAATGAAGATACAGATTTAGAGTGGTTCACCACCAAGCACTATATTTGCATAGACATTGCGCATGGTACAATGGAGAAGTTATACAATATATGTAAATCATTGAAGGATAAATTCGGTGAACATATGGAAATTATGACAGGTAATGTTGCAAACCCTAATGCATATCTTTATTATGCGTCGTATGGTATTGATTATCAAAGACTTAGCGTGGGTACTGGAAGTAGGTGCGTAGCAAAAGGAACGCAAATAAAGATGGCAGATGGAACATATTTACCAATAGAAAATATTGATAAAGGTGATTATGTCGAGACTATGAATGGCCCACAAAAGGTTTTAAATACGTTTTCAAAACAAACAAAAAGTACATTATTAGTTAATGGCAATATTGAAACAACTCCAAATCATAAGTTCTTTGTTTTAAAAAAAGAGGATTTCAGTGAAAATATCACTGATGATGAAATAAGAGTAAAGGGATTTTACTTAGAGGCAGATAAATTGTCAGATAAATATCTATTGGTACAGGAATAAAATGTTTTACTTTTTGTAGGACATTAACTATTTATATTAAAAAGTAAAATATTATGGAAAAACTTGTTTGTAAAGAATGTGGAAAATCTTTTGAATATTCCAAAATGTCATCTTGTAAATGCCAGCTTAAAAGGCATATTAGAGAAGAACATCATATGTCTATTTTAGATTATGTTGTAAAGCACGAATATAATGGAATTAGACCTAAGTGCCCTTGTGGTTGTGGTCACGAATTAAATTTATCACAAAATGGTGATAGATGGAGATTTACTAAGTATTATTCGGATACTTGCTATGGGAGATTAGTAAAAAGTTGTAATGAAGAGGTTTTAAAGCATTATGAAGAAACTCATAAAAGAGACTTTGATATAGTTAAATATTATGAACAACATTATGACAGAAATACGTTTGAAGAAGCATATAATTTGTTAAAAACAAAAACAGTTTCATTAACAGATGTTGCAAAATCTTATAAAATTGATAAACGTACATTAAAGAAAGTATGGCTTGCTATGAAAATAGCCACACCAGAAGAATTAACTGAAATTTTAGACTATACAAAGTATATATTATCTTCTATAAACAATCCTACTTCTGCAACACAGGATGATAATGTACTTTCTTGGATATATAATTTAATAAAAACATTTCCTGGGAAATATACGGCACATTCGCTAAGTGCTGTATATAATGAGTCACATAAAGACAACCCAACTGTTATAAAAAGTGAGACATTAGTAAAGTCTTTATACAAAGTATACGGAGATGAAATTGAGTTATACTTGGCTCAAGGATTGCATTCTTCAGAAGAATATAAATTTTATGAAATACTTAGATTTTATATTCCCGATTACAATATAAAATTAGGGAAAAGATTTATACTTAATGACGGTTATATATATTATGATTTAATTATAGGCTCAAGAATATTAATTGAATATGATTCTGATGGATATTTTCATAGTAACGAAGAAGTCTTAAAAAAAGATTTAGATAAAGAATCTTTTGCAAAAGAAAATGGATATAAGTTTTTAAGATTATCTAAAGACGACATAAAAGACATCAATACTATTAAAAAAATAGAAAAATTACTGAAAAATGAAATTAATTGAGATTAAAACAATAGAAAAGAAAAATCGTATACAAAATGTATATGATATAGAGGTAGAAAAAGAACATAATTATATTGCAAATGAATATATAGTTCATAATTGTACGACTTCTTGCAATGTGGGGGTTCATTATCCCACAGCGACTCTCATTGATGAAACAAGAATGGAAAAGGAAATATGGGAGATAGATAATCCTAATAGCAGTGCTACAAAACTTATAATGGATGGAGGAATTTCTAATTTTGATGATATTCAAAAGTGTATTTGCCTTGGCGCAGACGCTGTTATGAGTGGAAGTATTTTTGCTAAGGCACAGGAGGCTTGTGAACCGATTGTATTCTTGCAGCCAGACAATCTTAATATGGCAGACGCAATTTCCGCAGAAGAATATACGGAAAAACTCGCTGAGTTAAAGGAAAAAAGTGATGCTTGTGATGATTGTGATAATGAATATTGGGAAGCATATAAAAAGATGTCAAAAAGAAGGCCCTACCGATTGTATTATGGTATGAGTACAAAATTTGCACAAACTAAAACAGGTGGTAGTGGAAAGGTTACGGCTGAGGGTATCTCTCGTCCAATTCCTGTTGAGTACCCTATTTCAAAGTGGGCTGATAATATGGCTTCTTATATGAAGAGTTGTATGTCATATACAGGATGTAGAACTATAGAAGAAATGAAGAAAAATACTGAATTGATAATTAATTTATCAAGTGACAGGTCCTTTAGAAAATAGTTTGGCACGCCTTTTGTATGTTAAAAAAGAAAACTTTTGGGAGCGATATACTTGTTGGCTAAATAAAGAAAAATTTGGAAATTAAAAATATTATTCCTATATTTGCACTATTGAACGATGACAAATGTTGTTCACAAAGAAATTTACAACATTTTTAAGAAAAATTTTGTTTTTTGAAAAATTATCCGTATATTTGCAACAGAAAATGAGTTAAGAAACTATTTATATATACACAAGCGTTAATGCAGAGGTGAAGGGTTGTTGAAACACGGACATAGAAATTTAGCGGATTGCATTCTGACTACCCACCCTTCACATTATGGTACGATGAATGCAGTTCGCTTTTTTAATTTGATTATTTGAAGTTTAATTTTTTAGATAAAGGAAATATGTACGTAAGATTAATGCCTAAGAGCAGCAATAAAAACCCAATGAGTTTGAATGAGATTTTCTCAAATAGTAATAATAAGGTATATCCTATTAAATCCGACTTACAGAGAAGATACTGTTGGACAGAGAAAGAAGTTGATAACCTTATCGAACAATACTATATTGAAATGTTTGAGAGGAATATATCTGCCGATGAAAAGGGCGAGGATTCATTCTATGCCACTATTGGTGATGGTATTATTTGTAAAGAGATGCCCGATTGGAAGGGCACTGGATGCCCTTACAGCGAGTTGGTTGATATGTCTCAGCGAATTACCACGACATATGCAATTTGTATTGTTTCTTTGTCACTTTATATGGATAAGGAAGGAATAACTGACATTAATGAGAGAAGAAAAATCCTTGATATGTATCTTAAAACTAAAAACAAAAAAAGTTTTAAAGTTGAAACCACATTTAAGGATTGTGAGATTAATAGTGTGTATGAGGCTGTTGCTGATGGAGTATTTTCTTTTAACACAAAAGAACTGAAAGAGGCTAATCGCCTTTTTAAAAGTGGTAAAAATACAGATGTTGTATATAAGCCATTTTCAATGCTCGTGCGTAAAGTATATTCAACAATTACTGACGCTATTGGGACTGAAGTTAATTTCAAAGAATACCTTGATGCTTTTCTGAAAAATACCTATCTTCAGATAGAGGAGTGTGATAATACAGTGCGACTTGAGAAATTCAGAGAGGTAAATTCATATCGTGTTGGTGTTGCTGATGCTGACATTTATAAGTCTATGTTGTGCTATAGAGGAGAAAAGATTGATGATAAATATCAACTTTTTGAAGATTGGGTGAAGAAGATTAGTAGCAACGGTAATGGATGTAAAAAACGTATAAACATTCTTAAAGCACCTTACACTATCTCTGAATATATAATGAAATTGGCTTTGATTTCCTTAACCAAGGATGAAGAAATCTGCCGTTTCGATTTTAAATTGAGCGATGCTTATAAGGGTATTGAGTGGCAAATTTATAACGAAAAAGGAATTCTTCAGACAGAAGAAGAAGTTCTAACATTCCTTGATAATTGTATTGATATTTGTAGATTTCTTTATGATTCAATGGAAATGCCAAGGGCTTTTAACGAAAGTTGGTATATGTTCACTGAGGGTAGGAATACCCCTACCATATGGCTTTATAATATTCTTCCTTGCTATGTAATTTCTAAAATGAATGATATTGAGGTTAAAAATTATGCTTTTGATATGCTTTTAAAGTCATATCTTATTTATTCTATTAGATATTTGGATAATAAGAGCGTACAGTATATTCAGAATTATCTATTCACATTTGCAATGAAACTTATACTTTTTGAAAGTAAAGGGTATGATACTGTAAAGGATGAGTTGAACAACCATTATAATAAGACTTTTGGAAGTTTTATCTCCAATGGAATGAGTAATGCGTTATCCCATATTTCCTATGAAGGTAAAACATCACAAGGTGCTATGCGTGGCATTCTGTCTGTTATTGAATTCTTAGCACAAAGGCGTGCTAATGTAAAGAAGGAAAATGTTTACAAATTCGTAACAAGTAAGAATAGTGACATTGATATTGAACATATTATGCCACAAGATAAAAAAACAGACGATAACGATGTATTTGTTGATGGTATAGGAAATCTTGTTTTGCTTGAAAGTAGTTTGAACAGTTCTAAAAGAGATAATGCTGATGCTACATCAAAACGTTATACCGATTCTTCTTTTATTACTACGAAATTGATAATGGAAAACTCAAGATATGAAGGTTTGACCAATAGTCAGTTAGCAGATTTGAGGACTCATAATATTCCTTATTGTTGCACGGAAGGAAATCTTAATGAATTTGATGAAACTATGATTAAACAGAGGAAAAATAGTATTTCCAAGATGCTTCGAGATTTCCTTCAAATAGATTAATAATCATAGTAACAAACATAATAGGGGGCAATCCTCCCTATTATGTTTGTTATATTTAATAAAGAAAATAAAAATGAAGTAAAATATGTTAAAACCATTATTCAAGTATGCTGGCGGTAAATTTGATGAATTTAAGAATTTTTCAGACTATATACCACAAAACATCTCTAATTATTTTGAACCATTTGCGGGAAGTTGTGGCGTATACCTTAGATTAAAAAATGAAAAAAGAATATGTGGCATATCATACATTAATGATATATCAACAGATTTGATTAATTTCTTTAAAGAAATAAGTGGCGATACTTTAGGCGTTGAATTACAAAAAGTTAATGATGCTTGGAAATCGCTAGAAACAATATCTTCAACGATATATTATGAGTATGGCAATGAATTCAATAAGAGTGTTTTACAAAGAGAAAAGGATTTTAATATTGGAGATATATCAAAAAGGATTGATGAATTGATATATAACAATAGTGCAATTTCTCAAATTAATTGGGGAGGACACGAAGTAAATTCATTTATTAAAGCGTCATTAAAAGACAAATCAAAAAGGTTTTCCAAAAAAGACATTACAGCGAATACTGAGAACATTGTTGAAATGTGTATTTCAACAGCAATATACCAAGGATTCTATTTTGCTATTCGTGCATTATATAATGAGTGGTTAACAGATGTTACTTGTACTAAATATACAAATTCTGAAAAGGCTATGCACTGGTTTTTTATTAAAGAAATGTGTTATGGTAGTATGTTTAGGTTTAATAAAAATGGCGAATTCAATATACCATATGGGGGTTATTCTTATAATAAGAAAACATTTGATGATAAAATCAACAACATCATAAACAGCGAAACTATAGAAGCCTTTAAAGATGATATTATACTAACATCAATGGACTTTGAAGCCATTATTAATGAAAATAAACAGAGTGATGATTTCATATTTTTAGACCCTCCTTATGATAGTACTTTTTCAGACTATGATAACAATGCTTTCGGACATAAAGAACACGAAAGGCTTGCAAATGTATTAAAGAATGTTAATTGTAAATGGATGATGGTTATTAAAAATACGGAATTCATTTATGACTTATATAAAGATTGGTGTAATGTCAGACAGTTTGATAAAACTTATATGTATCAAGTACGAGGTAGAAAATATGATAAAGATGTTGAACACTTAATTATAACGAATTATTGATTTTTTCGTGTTTTTTGTTATCTTTTAGATAGAAAATAATGACAATTCACATTGTGTTAAAGCAGAGGTGAAGGGCTGCTAAGACTCAATCAGAATAATAAGTTAGATAAATACTGGGGATAGTAGTCCTTGCAGCCACCCTTCACATTATGCTGCTTGATTACGATTCCCCTTTTTGTTTAACCTATGATTGATTTTAGTAAGTTCAACTCGCTGATTGACATCGCACTTTATTTTGATACAGAAGAAAAATGTAAAGAAACAATTGCACAAGCACGATGGAGTGATGGGGATGTAATATGCCCCTACTGTGGAGCACACGATTGCCACAAAAGGAAAGATGGTAGATATGTCTGCCGTAACTGTAACCACAATTTTTCTGTAACAGTAGGTACTATCTTTGAAAACACAAAGATAAGCCTCGTTAAATGGTTTATGGCTATGTATCTTATCAGTAGTCACAAAAGGGCGTATCAAGCCACCAAATAGCAAGAGATATACATATCACACAGAAATCAGCGTGGTATATCTTACATAAGATAAGAAGCCTTTATCAACAAGATGATTCAATTGCACTTGAGGGTGAGGTAGAGTGTGATGAAATGTATCTTGGCGGTAGGGAGAAAAACAAACATAAGAATAAAAGAACTGCCCACACACAAGGAAAATCCACTAAAACTAAAACCCCTATATTTGGTATGTCAGAGCGTATAGGACGCACCGCAGCATTCGCAGTACCCGATACCAAGGCTGAGACTTTAAGGCTCTATATAGGACAGTTTGTAGCCGATAATGCACAGATATTCACAGATGAATCCAAGTGTTATTATGGATTAAAAGAACACGGTTATGACCATCACGTAGTAAATCACTCAGAAAGCGAATTTGTAAATGATAAAGTTACAACCAACACAATAGAAGGTTTATGGGGACATTTCAAAAGAATGATATTTGGTACATATCATTTTGTTTCTCCAAAGTATGTTCAAAGATATATTGATGAAGCAGTATATAGATGGAATACAAGAAAAGAGAACGAGGAAGAAAGATTTATCCATATGTTTTCTTTATCACTTGGAGTATTTGATTATCGTGCTGTAAAAATGGAATTTTGTTAATTCAGATTTTTTTAGTATATTTGCAAAGGAACGGGTTAGCCAACAAGTATATTGTTCCCAAACTTTTTATTATGGTAAATTTTGTAAATATTATTTTTATCCTTTGGGGTACTTATCTATTTTTCTTCAGCCTCGTTGGTGCTGAAGGTAATCTTGAACTTTTATCTGAAAGAAATTATAGTTGTCCATATAAATTTCTTCCTAAGCAGAAATTATGCGACGGTATAAATGCGTTTCATGACATTTGCAAATCTTTTATTGGGGCAGTGCTTGCTTTAGATGGTATAGTGCATTTTAGAGGAGATTATGGTGACTTACTTCTTAAAGCACAGTCAATTGTCGCTTGCTTAATATTTGTAGATGTAATAGTTTCCCAATTTCTTTATCGCAAAAAGGGCCTATTTAGCCTAATGACTGATATTAAAACACAGTGGCATACTGAAAAGAAAATAACCGAAGAACATGATGATGAAGTTAGATATTATAGACAAGCCAAAAATATTGGTGAAATAATTAAATATGATGCAATATTTTTGTCAATAATTGCAGTGTCATTAGTAATTTAAAAAGAGTAGGAAAATTCCTACTCTTTTTTATTGTTTACCCTCGCCCCAAAGCCCTTTAGACTGCATATCTGGCCTAAAATTTCTTGCACCTTTAATTGATTGTGGCGCATTAGGGTTGCCAACTCCTCCACCAAGAGGTGCTTGCACTGGTGATGAAACTTGTCCTACTCCTTGTTTAACTAGGCCATATTGTTTTACCATAGCATTATATTGAGAAAGAAGCCTATTAGCAGATGCTTGGTATTGTTTATATTGCTGATAAATCATTCTCGCTTGTTCGGATGCTGTGTTCTCTGCCTTTCTATTAGGGTGGTTCATTTCATAACGAGCATCATCGTGGTCATGTTGTTGTTTAAATCCATCAGTGCCACGGTCCATTGTTTTCTGTGCTTGAAAACCTTGTTTAGCACCTTTAAGGCCAGACTTCATTTGATTCCAAAATCCTTCATCCATTTCTGATTCATTAAGTACTCTCTGTACTGATTCACTAATGATTTTCTGAAGTTCTGCTTCAGTAACTTTAATTTGTCCCATATATTAATGTCGTTTTTGATTCTTATTTAATAATAAATATCATTTCAATACAAAAACTTGACTTTAATCAAGTTTTTTTTTATTTTTTAATAAAAAATATGGACATAGAAAAGCAACTTAACAAAAATTATGAAAAATACGTTGTTCCGTATAAGGAAGCATTAGAAGAGGAAAAAGTATTTTCTTCACTTCAGATTTCCTATGTTAATGAAAATGGAGAATATAGGACTAATAATTTCACATTATATGATTACCAAAAAGAGTCACTTATAAATCTTCATAAGTATCATAACAATATTTTCAAAAAGTATAGATGTTCTGGGTATTCAACATTAACAGCACTACATTTATATTACCAATTAAAATGTGATGTTGTGAATAATGAAGAAAACAAGTATCTTGTTGTCTGCCCCAATAACGCATTGGCAAATGAAATTAAGAAAAAAATTTTCGAATATGCTAACCAATTAAAAGACAACTTAGAAAGAAAAGAACTATATGAAAAAATCATGAATATTGTTTTTACTGGTGGGAAGACAGCATTAGTGGCAACAAGGGGGTATCGTTTTAAAGAAGCGTGGTTTGATGATGCAACTTATATAGAAGATTTATCAAATATCATAACTAATGTTAAAATTTGTAATTTGGGGGTGAAATTTACAATAGTGATAGATGATGATGACACAAAAAATGAAAAGGATATCTGTAGTATTTTAAAAGATGATTTTCCTATTGTACAAGAAATAAATTGGTGGGAAATCCCTTATTTTGCAAAAGACCTATGGTGGTATAAAACGAAAAGGCAACGTTTTAGTTACGATATAAATGGGAATATTTTCGTTGACAGAGAACAATGTAATAAAATGATAGAAGATGGGTGGCAACCCACTTCACAAAGATATGATGAATATAAAAAATTAAAAAAGTTAGATAATGGACCTGAAAAAATTGACGATTACAGAATTGATTAATTACAAGGATGCTTGTAAGACAATTTGTGAAAAGTATGAGAAAGATGCAATGGCATATTCAGATTATATTAGAAATGGCATTCAACTGGACTCAAATCAGCAAGAACAATGGAAATTGTTCAATGGAATATATAATAAGATTTTAGCAGAAATCGAAAGTAGACTTAAAGAGTTAAAATGAGGATAGCAGATAAATTAAAAATAGCAGCACATAGTGTTGCGTTTGGCTTAAAGGGTGCTGATGAAGTCATTACACAGCAAGCAAACTTCGGAAGTAACGAAGGCTCAAATATTATACAAGAGAAGCAATACGGAGGTGTATTTGCAGATATGCTTCAACAAAAGGAAACACAAGAGGTAAAAGAAATGAGAGACTCTTATTACCGTGTTTTTAGGGAAGCAGATAAATATCACGTTGATGTTAGTGGAAGTATAGACCCAGAAACAGGAGACTTTTCTGGTGAAACCATAACGGGTAAAACAAGGAAGAAGGTGGCAACAGACTTTAATAGAAGGGTTGAAATCTTAAATGAAGAAAACTATGAAATACGAGTAATTCAAGATGTTAAACTTATCTCGTTAGAATCTAATTGGGCTCCGATGCTTGATGTTAGCGAAGAAGAAAAGATGGTTCCTAATATCAATATAGAAAGAGACGGTTTTACTCCAAGATTTAAGATAGAAAAATATGCTAATAAATTTGTAGCAAGAAAAAAGGAAGACAATAAATATATCGTGGATTTTTATACCACAATGTATGCAAGCCAATTTGGTAAGGTTGATGCCTTATATATTGCCGAGTTAAATAAGATTTATGCTGATAATCATATAAAGACAGACACAACAGATTTTATTTCAATTGAGTTTGTGACAGATAAAGCATTTGGTTGTGAAGATATGCTATGCTTCAAATTTGAGAACATTGTATTTAAATCTATAAGCATTTATGACGGTAATTTTGTTCTTTCGTTTGAATGTGATTGTACCTCAGACGGCATTGATATTGTAGAACAATACAAGACAAAGGAGATGGATGAAAAATATGCTACAAAGGCTGCTAAAAAGAATCCTGACATAAATGCAATACAGAGAAGAATGGATGAAGATTTTGAGACTACGACTTTAAAATTGTCTTGACATTTAAAGAATAAAATCCTATTTTAACTAAAAAGAGATGAAGATAGCAATAGATTTAAATGACGTAATTAGAGATTACACGGAAAATTTCATTCGCCAATATCTCACATATTACAATCACGAATATGACACAGATGAACTTGATGTGTGGACAAATGATATGGAGTCCGTGCTTCCATTTAAGAGCACAACAGCATATAATCACTTTGTGTATGAAGATTATTCTTATGAACTTTTTGGAAAGTGTGATGTCTGTAGTAAAAAGTTGATTGTTGAACTAAAGACTTGGCTAAATAAATTGAAAGATATAGATAGGGAAGACCCCATTGAGCTAATGTTAGTTTCGACGAAGGAGGGTGGAGCATCCTTAAATTATACTTATTTCTTTATATCCAAGTTGGGATTTGATATTAGAGAGGTTTTTCTTCCTGCCAATTCATTAGATATTTGGAATAAGTGCGATGTTTTGATAACGGCGAATCCACTTTTACTTAATGCTAAAAGTGAGGGAAAAATCAGCATTAAGATAGAAGCCCCCTATAATGGGAATTTTAAAGGCGATTTTTGCTTTAAAAACCTTAGCGAGTTTATAACAGACATAAATAATACAGAAAAACTACTTGAAAAATGGGATTCACAATAAAAACTGATAGCAAATATTACCTTACTATTAATAAGAAAAAATATGCTTTTGACCTTGATGCAATTAAAAAATTCTGCATTGAATCAGTTGCACAAAAGGAAAGTGAACACGAGATAACAGAAACATATGAGAAGGACGAAAAAGGTGATATGGATATCACCGCAAAAATTCTCAGAGAAGTAAAAACTAACGGAAATCCGCAGAATGATATGATTATCTACGATGTTGTTAAAGTGTTTATCTTAAGACTTATGGATAATGATATAATTTACGAAAAAGAGGAACAATTAGATTTTTCAACGTCATTAGCAGTTAATACATTAATAAAATGTAAATTATTAGTAGAAGTAGAATAAAAGTTTAAAAAACAAAAATATGAAACAGATTTACACAAAACAGAGGAGTGCAAACAGACACCCCAAGAAGTATAACTTCAATAGAATTGAAACAATGCCAGTAGCCGCAAGAAGAGAAGAAGATATTCTTGGTGCAGATTGGAGAGAGTATGATGCAAATGCTGATGCTCGTGAGGCAAAGAAAGCATATAGAGCAAGTGAAGAATATTTAAGAAAGTAATTAAGATATGGGAAAATTAACACAAGAAGAAAAACTACATATTGTAGAAGACAATATTAAAAAGATTAAGAATAAGGATTTTAATGTATACTTCTTTGTTCTTGATACTAAGGGCAATCCTTCTGGTTCGCTAGAATATATTTATCAGACAGCCCTGCACCTTTCAAAATTAGGATATAAAGTAACAATGCTTCATCAAGAAAAGGATTTTGTTGGGGTGTTTGAGTGGCTCGGAGAAGCCTATGCTTCACTTCCCCATAGAAATATTGAAACAGAAAATGTTGAAATTTCTCCTGCTGATTTCTTGTTCATTCCTGAGATTTTCTCAAATGTTATGACGGAAACAAAGAATCTTCCTTGCAAGCGTGTTATAATTCTGCAGAATTACAATTATTTCTCAGAATATATGCCTGTAGGTGCAACACCTTTCGACCTTAAGATTGGCGAGGTTATCACTACTACAAAAGTACAGGAGGGAATTATCCGTTCCTACTTCCCTGAGATTAAGACTCATGTTGTCTCACCTAGTATTCATAAGAGATTTAGAAATAATACGGACCCTCGTAAGTTGGTTGTGAATGTTGTTGCAAGAGACCAACACGATGTTAATAGAATAATGAAACCTTTCTATTGGAAGTATCCAATTTATAAGTGGATTTCATTCAGAGACCTTAGAGGGCTAACACAAGAAGCATTTTGCGAAGCACTTAGGGAATCAGCAATTACAATTTGGGTTGACCCTAAGACTAATTTTGGATATACAGCACTTGAAGCCTTGCGTTGCGGAACAATCCTTCTTGCCAAAACTCCAGACACTTTAACTGATTGGAATGTGGAGAAGGATGAAAATGGGGACTCTCATATGACAGATGCTTGTGTATGGTTTGACCATATTGATGAAGTTCCTGAGATGTTAGCAAGTGTGGTGAGAACTTGGACATTGGACAAGATTCCCGATTCTCTATTTGAAAAACAAGCCAAACTTGATGGACTTTACACGGCAGAAACTCAAGAGAAAGAAATAGAGCGTGTATATGGAACGGAAATTTTTGAACAAAGAATGAAAGATTTCGAGCAAGTGCTTGCACAACTTAAGAATAATATAGAAGAAAAAAAGGACTAATTATGAAAGATTTAACAGTTATTATCCCTTTACATATATATAACGATAGTGTAAAAACACATTTAAAAGATGCAATTGACAGTTATTCTGATGCAGATGCGAAGCACGAGTCAACACTCCTATTTATAGGCCCTAAAGAAGTATTATCTTCAGTTAAAGCAGATTTTTCGGAGAAGTGGATGGCATTTACAGAAAATGAAGAATCCGATTTTGCGACACAGATTAATAAGGCAGCAGGTGAGATAAAAACCAAGTATTTTTCTATTCTCGAATTTGACGATGTTTACTCGCCAAAATGGTTTAAGAATGTTGAGGAAAATATAAATATGGGAAAAGAAATTTCTCTCTATTTGCCACTTACAGAAATTGTCGATAATAATAAGCTCGACGAAGGCCCTATTGGATATATCAATGAAGTTGTATGGGCAAGTTCTTTTTCTGATGAATTAGGATATTTAGATATGGAAAGCCTTCAAAGTTATATGAATTTTAATACAACAGGTGGAGTATTTAAAACAGAAGATTTTATTTCCGCTGGAGGGCTGAAGCCGTCAATAAAACTATCATTTTGGTATGAGTTTATGCTTCGTTTAATTCATAATGGAAAGAAGATATATACAATTCCCAAGGTTGGCTATCAGCATTTCATTAATCGTGAGGGTTCTTTAATGGATGAATATAATAAAACAATGAAGGCAGAAGAGGCTGATTGGTGGATTGATTTAGCGAAGAAGGAATTCTATTTTGTCAAGGACAGGAAAAAAGTTTATAATCAATAATAAGGCAATTGGGAGGGAAAACATCCCTCCCTTTTTAAAGCATCTAAAGGAAAGGCCTTTGTTAATTATAGGTAAAAAATAAGAAAGTACATAGATATTATGTAAATAAAGATGTTTTGCTAATTAAATAAAGCAAAGCACAATGGCAAAAAGAGGAAGAAAAAGAGTTCGTAAAGGATATTTTTACGAAGACGAAGAACAGGCTGTAATTGATTATATCAATGAAACGGATATAGCAGTAAAGAACAGAATATTCAATACATATTTATATCCCGCATTAACAAAAATGATAGAGTCAATTATACGAAGGTATAAATTATATGTACCAGATGAAGAATTTGCACAGACTTTTAATGATACAATATCATATCTTTTAACTAAAATCGGTAATTTTAAGCCAGAGATTTTAGTGTATGAAAAGATGGACAAAGAGTTAGATGGGGATTGTGCTTATGTTTATGATTTTGAGTTAGAAAATGTTATACAAGATGTAAATTCAGGAAGTCCTGAATTTTTAAAGGTTGAATGTAGCGATGAAAATGGCAATATATGGTATGACTATTACCAAAAGATAGAAAAGCACTTTAAAGCATATTCCTATTGCGGTACTGTTTGTAAAAATTATTTGTTCTTTAAAAACATTCAGTTCTGTAAGAAGCAGGAAAGAACTACGCCTTATGATACGGTATCCGATGTATTTGAGAATGATGTAAAATATTCAGAAGAAGAAAAGAAACACGTCACATTAGCAGAGAGCCTAATTAAGTCTGTTTCTGTAGAAATAAGAGATATGGTTGATGACGCTTCACGTTTAAATCTTAACGAAAATCAGATAAAAGTTGGTAATGCATTATGCAACCTACTAGATAATTGGGAAGAACTATTACGAGAAGATGGGAGCAACAAACTTCAGAAAAGCCTTGTATTGTATTATTTAAGGGAACAAACCAATATGACGACAAAAGAGGTTAGAGATAATATGAGAAGTTATAAAAAGGCGTATTATTTACTTAAAAAGGCGAAGATAGAGGATGAATAGTTCTTTAAAAAATCAGCATCAAACTATTTATAAGTATGGAAAAAAGATATTCAGTAAAACTTAATTCAATAGAGAAGATAGAAGAACTTCTACAAGAAATTTATGACCAGGCATGTAGACAACTCAATGAAATACAAATGGAAATAAATAAACTTCAAAATAGCACCAATTTAGGCGCAGAAGAAGTTTCCTTTGAGGATAAAGCCAAGTATGGTAAAACAATGCATGACTTTATGGGTGATAAAAACTCTGCAATTAAAATGAAGTTTGAAATTGCCAAGTTTATGGGTGAGATTGCTAAGCATAATGGTGATGTAGATGGGGCAATAAATGACCCTGCTTTCGGAAAGGCAACTAAACTTGACCTTAAAAGTCTTAAAGCGGGAATTACTAAAACATTAAATGACGGAGATGATTCCACGACCTATACTCTAAAGAAATGACAAACGCTTCCGAGATAATTGGTAAAATCAATGCAATGCAAACGCTCGTAGAGAATTTCCCTATGAGCATTTTGTCATTATTTCAGGGTAAACGATATACTAATGTTATAGAGTTTATACTAGATGTATTGAGACAACTTGGTATAGACGATATTTTTATCATCAATAAATTAATAGAGGAAATATTTAATGTACCTAATGCAGTTGACATATATCAAAGGGTTGGAAGTTTTAGTTATGCAATTATTCGCAAGCCAACAGAAGAACAGAAAGAACAATCTATTTTAGTGGAAATTCAGCCAACAACAGCATCATCCACAGATAGTGAATATGTAAAGTATAAAATTGGCGAAGATGAAAGTGGAGAGACTATTTACAACTATTATGTTAAAAAAGACCCGTTTGTAGACGAAGAACTCAATAGTAAATTTTTAAGTAAGTTAGAAGAAGTAATAAAACCAATTATTGCTAACATTATTGCAGGTATTTTATCTTGTTCTGTTGTTCCCTTTATTCCTGATAAGTATATGGATAATGCAAAGAGGGAAACAAGAGGGCTAATTTCAATTCCGCTATCATTATTAGACCCATATAATTTATTAAGTAGATGCCCAACGCATTATATTGGGAAAAATTTCTATAATGTTGAACCTGATTTAACAGTAAATACACTATACAAAACAAAAGACCTTAATGCTTTCATATGGTATGTTATGAATCGCGGCATTACTGCCCCACAAGTAGAAGAAAATAAAATGATGTGGGATAGCCGTATTGTTGCAGCCTCTGTGGGAAACCAAAATAGGGATACTTCTGATAAATGGAATCATTGGATAAACTCTAAAACTATTTCAACTGAGACGGCAGAGAGTAAGGTTGATAAGATGACAGCAGACATGATGCTCTGCCCTCCAAACGTATACAAAGACCAAGCATTTGATACTTACAAAGATGGGCATACGTTAGTAATGCCATTGCATCCTATTATGCAATTGGAAAGGGAAAGTGATATTACATATGATAACGAAAGAAGGCTTAGAGTAACAATCTCGTCGCAGTCATTTTTTAAAAATGATGTAAATAAGCCCAATAAGACCATCTATGAGTTTAATAATGAGTACTTAGAGAATATACGCATATTTTCCCCAAAAGTTATTTTAACAAATATGCTTGAGGAGTTATTAAATGGTTCTCTTACTGCTAATTTGGGCCTTAATTATGGCATTAATAGTGATATTATCAATGCAAAGGTAAATCAAATTATTAAAAATGCGATTGAAGTTGATGATACTCAAGTAAGTGATTGCTACTATAGTTTTTCAAACGAAGATTTTGATGAAATGCTTAAGCAATCGGAATTAAGAAAATATTCTGCCAAAGAAGTGAATGACGAATTAGTGCCTGCAATTAAATTAGACTCAAACATAGGGACAGATGCTATTGATAGCATTAATTCAATGGCGACAATGCACGAAAAAGTGTCAACAATAACTAAAACTGTTTATGACATTTCAGCAATTCCTGCACAAGACCAACAAGTTTCTGTTTATGGCTCATTAGCACTAAATTATGACTCGAATTGGATTATAAATGTAATATCAGCACTTATCAATCCAATAATAAGGGCAATATTTTCGCCACAAGTCATACTCCTATTTTTAATAGATTTCAGTATGATGGGGTTAGTAAATATGAAGGATTTAAATAGCCTTGATTTAAATGCTATTATGACAATTTTATATAGAAAATTACTAAGTATTTTCCCGTCATTAATAGTGTGGATAAAGGACCAAATAGTAAGGATTTTGCTTGATTTATATTATAAGTATGTTGAGCCTTTAATATTAAAATTGTCTATTTTAATTTTACAGGAACAACTTAATGATTGGATGAAATTACTCGAAGAAGCGATGAAATGTATCCCAACATTTGATTTCTCCAAGAACGGCGTAATCGCTCAACTTGATGACGTAAACTATGCAGATATAGAACAAAAACAAATAATACCAGAAAAAAATAGTGGTTGCTGATGATAACAATAGATTTAGTGGCAAAAGCCATAGAAACTGCAATGGATAAAATTAAATCTCCAGCAAGTATTTTGCCTGCTGAATTATTGTATTGTATTGCATTAAAAAGAAGTGGTACTTCTGGATACCGCGCAGCCTCTGAGGTTATTGCGGGATTATCCGACGATGGGATAAATTCAGGTAAAAATCCAGATGGTACTGATAATATAGTAAATAAATATACTTATAGAATTGTGAATGCAGTTTTAAAGGAAATAAAAGAAAATGGTTCTGTAATGATTGCCGTACCCAGAAATAGCATTGTGGTTCAGACGACAGGGGCAAATGCTGGTGGAACGCTTACTGGGTTTGGCTCTAATGTTGTAGGAACCGTTTTAAGGGGGATATTCAGATGATGGAATTTAAAAACACAAAGGAATTAAGCAACTCCGAAATCCAATTATATATGACAACATTGGAAAACGAGTATGAGGTACTTAAGTATAAAGTTAAAGAACAGTGCGACCTTCTTGAAAAAATGGGTAAGGAATATAATAAAGCAGAAGAAGAACTTAAAAAGAGACAAAGATTATGATTCGTGTTTGTGAAGTACTGAGTGTTGACGACTCAGAAAATGGTGAAAGAATAAAAGTAAAATATTCTAAAAGCCTAAACTCATTATCAGAAATTGATTATGTACAGCCATTTTTACCCAAAATGCTGCATATAAAGCCGAAAGTGGGTGAGGGTGGACTGGTCTTCTCATCAGATGAAAATGATGAAAATAGTACAAAATATTATATTGGTCCTGTAATATCACAATTAAACCATATGGAGAAGGAGCCATTCTATCTTGATGCAACTGCTCTATATAAGGGTTCAAGAATAACAGCAGATAAAGCACCAGATTTAAATCCAAAAACTGTTGGGGCTTATATGAATAATGATGATATTGGCCTATATGGGAGAAAAAATACGGAATTACGACTAAGAGACAATGATGCAAGATTAGAGTCTGGGGTTCGTTTAGCAAATCCTTCCAATCCAAGAGACATTATTTTTAATACGAAATCTCCTGCTTATTTAAAATTAGCACACTATGATAATAACCAACAGTCGGGAAATGACGAATATCAAAGTACAGCAACTATTGTTGCTGATAAAATAAATCTTATAAGTAATTGTAATACAGAAAATTTTATAACTGCTAATGGCGAAGAATTAATATCAGAAGAAGATATGAAAAAAATAATTGAAAAGGCTCATAAATTACCGTATGGCGATGTCCTTATAGATTTTTTGAAACTTTTCAGAACTGCATTTTTAAATCATACCCACCCATTTGCAACAATGACGCCATGTGTTGATTCTACAGTGTTTAAGGTGGCAGGATATGATTTAGATAGAATGTTATCCAACGATATACGAATATCTTAACAAAAAAAAGCACTCGAAAGAGTGCTTTTTTCAAACATATTTCAACATTGCTTGCAGTTCTTTTATATCTTTTCTTATTGTTTTTAATTGGTTTGAAGTTTTATCTTTTTGTTTGGAATAATCATTTTTAGATTTTTCCATTTGCCTTTTTATTGTTAGTTCTTCTTTTGTTAAAGAATTAAGGCGATTTTTAATGGTTCGAATATCACTATCGCAATATTCTCCACTTGAAATTGCTGCCATAGCAGCGATAAAGATAGAATCTTCCATGACTTTAATTGTTTTTTTAAAGAAAAATCCCCCAATAAGGGGGATTGATTATTATTGATGAATATCGGTAACGTTGCTGACTATATTGAACTTCAACACGTTATCAAAATACTTCATTTCTCGTCCTGATTTAACTCTTATTCCAATATAATAGGTACAAGGAATTAAATCTTCAGTATGCACAACGAAAAAGTTGTTTAAATATGCTTTTTCTATTGGGGTAAAATCTATGACATTAATTTTACGGCTTCCAATTTTAATATAAATTTCATATTCAGCAGAGTCGATTAATTCTTTCCTATCTCCTTCATATTGTTTTCTAAAGTCAACAGAAACTTCCCTAATTTCGCCTTGATTTAAGTCTTCATTATCACCGATACCATAAATTGACGGTGAAACTATTTTTCGTTCAGATGAAATATTACCGATTTTCATCTTTGATGGCTTAACTTCAAACTCCATCTCAATATCTTCAATTTCTTGCCCATTATAAGCCAAATTAGACCAATTATCGTAACCAATGGTCCCTTCTTCCATTTCGCCTCTTAATGCCTTTATTTTGGCACAATAAACACCTTTTTGGGTGTGCTGTACTTCATATTTTTCTTCGTTAATAGTACAGGTGGGTAATTCATCAAGATTAACTGGAACTCCTTCGTCGTCAACATAAAGATAAAGATTATTTTCTTTCCCTATGCAGAAATTTTCTCTATCATCATTGATTGGGTTATCATATATAAGTTCAACATAAGGATGAAAAACTGTATTTGTATGGTCAGTAAAGAATCCTACATATTGTTGTCTTGTTTCCCAAGTCTCAAAAGGAAGGGAAAACATTAAACCGATGCCGAAATTTTCAGTGTTACCACTAATAATATCAAGTACATAGTTAGTAATGTCAATTTCGAGATTTTCTTGGCCATAATCGAAGTGCTGAGTACCTATAATTAAGGAAGTAACTCCACTTTCGTATTTTAAAAGTTCTTCAGCAATCTTAACATTAGAATATATCCCTCCATCTAAGTCAATCTTTTTCTTTTCTCCGTCCTTTTTTATCCATATTTTACCGTTATCAATGTCAATATTAAGTCCTTCCCATTTAAAGTCTATCTTGTCTTTATCTACAGGCCAAAGACGGGGGCCGTTTGTGGAAGAAAAGAACCAAGAAGAACCAAAATTAGTGTGATATTTTTCTCCGTTATCCCAAAAATCAGTAACATTATCAAATCCACGACCTTCGTCAAAGTGTTGAGGCAATTTAAATGCTATAACATCAAAAGAAGAAGCCCTTCTTGCATATGTTTCATTATCTTTATAAACAAATGAAGTATTTTTGCTATCTATTGAATAGCAATTCGTCATCTTGAGGGTACATTTTAATTTGGAAATGTCAGTAATTTCGCCTTCTTCAGCCATTTTCAAAATTTCACTCTCGTCAAAATGGACAAGACCCCTTGTAATTTGTTTACCACAGTTCAATTCTAACACAGGATTAAGCCCAGTGTTTGTAAACGAACCTTTATATATTGTATTTGTTTTATCTAAGAAAAAATGTCGTATCATTTTCAATATCTTTTAAGATAAATAGTTTCCAAAACTTGATTTTTACAGATAAAAACATTATTTTTTTAAAAACTAAAAATGAAAAGCGAGATAAAATTAACAAATTCAAAATTCAAAGTTAAAATAGGCACAATGGATAAGAAGGGTGTTGGGACAATGTACATTGAATTAGGCACCTATATAACTCCGACAGAAGATATTGACTATAGTAGAGCGATTAAAAGTATTGAAAAGGGCATAAATGCAAGAATAAAAGAATATTCTTTTTTAGACAAAAATTTCATATTTGTTTCAGAAACTGCAATAGACAGAATATCGCCCAAAAGAAGGGTTCATTTATCAATGGAATTAAGTTTTAAGCCCAAAACAACACAAAGTCTATTTAAAGACATTACAAATGAAATTATTGTAGATTATAAAGATGAATGTGAGGAAATAAAAAATTTGATAGAACATAACGGGTTTGCTTGTTTCAAAAACAAAATTTAAAACTATTTATAGAGAAAAAATGCAAGAGTTCTACATATTAAAAGATAGCACAAATCCAGTTTTAAGAATGGAATTAATAGATGATGGACGATTCACCTATAAACAAAGCATGTTCAATAAAGTGCTTCAAGATAGTGAAGTTACATTTTCAATGAGAGATGTTGAAACAGGAATACTTAAAGTGGCAAAGTCAACAGCAGATATTGTTTTAGCAGAAAATACTGGTTGTGAAGAAAAATATATTCTACAATATAAATGGAAGGAAAGAGATGTTAGAAAAGAAGGCGAGTACGAGGGGTGGTTTGATATAAAATTTAATGGCAATCTTTCTGAAGAAGGTATAGAATATCCCAACGGAAATCTAAGAGTGCCTATCGAAAATGACTTACGAATAATAATAAAATAAGGATGCGAAAAATCGCATCCTTTTAATTTGTTAGTATAGGGTAATTTTGAATTATTTTATTTCTTAAAGACCTAAGGGTAGTCTCATAATTTTTGTCACTCGCATATCTTTGCCCCAATTGATTTACCATATTTCCAGGCGTTAGCATTTGGTCTATTGATTTATTGGCAAGATAATCTGATTTCATCACATTTATATAAGGTTCAATGCTATCATTTGCGGTTGGGTAGGTGGCCAAGTTTTTGCCGTTGTCAAACGAACCTATCGACCATACACTTTTCGTTCTCAATGCCCTTGCAGCAAGCCCAAAAACACTTTCTAATTTCGCTTGTGCTAATGCAAGAGGGAGGTCATAATCATGCTTATCGCAGGCTTTAACAAGTGCTTCTGGGGAAAGAGGGATAGCATTAACATCGTAACCATTTAACTTGGCATAACTTTCCATACAATCTCTCACAGCATTGACCTTTTGATTAAAAATATCTTGTTTTTTGTATTCACTTTTTATTGAAGATATCATTTCCATCTTTGATTTATCATCCATATTTAATCCGTTAACGCAACTTTCAACAGAAGTCAATGATAAAGCACCTACAAGCAAAGCCCGTAGAAGTTTTGACTTTATTTGGGTAAAGTTTCCTTCATTGATTATGGCTTCTTCTAAAAACGAATATTCCTTAATCAATGAAAGTTGCTGTTCTGTTATAAGTAAATTAGCCATTAAAAAATGTTAGATAATTCTATTAGATTACAAATATCATTAGTAACAGTATCTACAGAATACTCTTTCTTTGAAATTTGTTCGTGGATATTAGAAAGCCTTTTAGCAGATTCCTTATCGCCTTCTGTTTCTGACTTTTCCTTTGCTTCTTTAATTTTATTAATACAAGAATTCTTATATTTATTAAACACCTTCTCAGAGTCTTCGCTTTCAGCAATTTCCTTGATTGCTAACTTTTCCTCATCAGATAATTTTCCAGAATATTTAGTATTAAATTCATCAATCATATCATTCGTGAGAGTGTCGAGATTTCCACATTCATTATAGAGATTTACACAAGAAGTGTTTTCCATAATCCTATCACGAATAATCTTTATAGCATTACTGTATTCAACAATGTTCTTACTATTTTTTGTGTTTTCTGCAATATACTGAACTGCTGCAGAGTATTTACTATTCTCTGTGGCAAGAAGTAAGTCAGACTTCTCCCCTAATTCCATATATGCCTCGGCAAGAATGGCACCTAATTTTGAAGTACTTTCTTTTAAATTCTTTTTATTGATATTCCAATTTTCAGAAGTGATGTGACTGATTAAAAAATCAACATCACAATCCTTGTTTGACTTTCTAATGGTTTCACAAAGATTATGCATTTTATTAAGGCATTTATCTTCTTTAATTAATTTAGTGTACTTCTTTAAGATGGTACGTCCATTCTTTGTTTCAAATAAAGAAGATGCCATATTTTCACAAGATTCCTTGAGATAAGTAAATGGTTTTTGAGAAAGTTTATTAGCCTTATCTGTTAAAATAAGGAATTTTTTTCTTTCATCACAAGACTCATTAACTTTTTGTCTGTAAGCATCAAGTTCTTCAATAGTATTTATTTCGCTAATATTTTTCATAATTTTTTCCTATAAATAGTTTATTCATCTGAATTATTCACCAATTCATCCTCAATTTCTTTGTCAGAAACGATATTTACTTCATTTAATGTAAATTTATCTTCGTCACAATTAGATTCTATAATTTTATCAATCTTGTCAAAAATAGCATCTACTTCTTCATTAATCAGTTCATTTTTACCCTCAATATCATCGGCATCCTCACCATCTTCCTCTGATTGCGATTCTTTCAAAAGGTCAAAATATCTTTCGGTAAATGATTTTACCTTTTCATTGATTACTGGTTTATTTGCCCTTGATTCATTTGGGTTACCAGGATTAACAGGGTTCCCAGCATCAACATCGGGTGCTGACCCCATATCAGTAGTACCCTCAGCACCACCAATATCTCCACCCATATCGCCTCCGCCTAAAGAGTCAGTTGCAAGAGAGCCCCCTTCAAAGCCTCCGCCCATTCCGCCTCCTCCAGCAGGACCTCCCATTTCATCTTGTCCTTGCTGCTGTCCTTGTCCTTGCTGCGGGGCGTTCATAGCATCATAATCGCCATATATTCTATCAACACTATCAAACATTCCAGTTTTCTTAATCACATTAGCAGTAGCAGCAAGTTCTGCAGCCATTGCCTTCTCAAGCCTAATTTCAGATAACATGTCCTTAATCTCAGAATCAGTCATCTTCATAATTTTCTTAAGAACCATATGCAATGACATAAGTGGCATACCTATACCAGGGTCAGCAAGAGCAGCAGTCGCTGTTTGAATACGCTTTGTCATATCCTCAAGTTCAAGTGCTTCAATTTGTGCAGAAGGGTTGTTCATTGTAATTGTAAAGTTACCAATCTCATCCTTAAGCCCTAATAGGGTAAGATGAAGCATTGCAACCTTATTAAGTTCCATAATCAAGAATGTTTGGAATCTATTAACCATTCTACACAGCCTAATATCAAGAAGCGAAAGGTTCTGCCCCTTACCCTGTGCTTCTTGGAAATTTAAGAATGTTTTAGGGACACCCAATGCTGCAAAAACTTTACCTTGCATATAATTTATATCATCCATTGCCGTGGGATTATCCCCATTAGGAAGATTTTCAATTGGTGTAGGGGCACCTGGGTCTCTTACGGGGATGAAATAGTCAGATGAAACATCTAAGAAATTTTTTCTCAAATCTATTTGTCCTGTTAAGGGGTCAACAACTGGGGTTCTTTTAAAGTTATTAGCAACCTCCTGAACAAATGCGGGGACATCCTTATCATCAATAGCACCCACATATATTTTAAACACTCTTCTTTGAATACTCTTATCAAGACGATAAAGAAACATTGAATCCTCCATCATACTCCACATTCTCCATGCTCTACGAGCCTTATGAAGATGACTACAATTGTGAGTTACGATGCCATTAGCAAAGAAATTACTATTAGGGTTTTCAACGGTAATGTCATAAGTTTTCTTTTTACCTACATATTCCTTTGAACGAACAATTTCAGTCTTAAAGCCATATTGTAGTCTATTTGCTATCTCATACTTCTTTTCTTGCGTATTTTGAGTTTCAAAGAAGTAAAAATAGTAAGAAGGGCAAGTAGATTTTACAATCCTATTGCACACGAGATGAGATTCTGTTCTATTTCGAGATGAAATTTGTCCAGATTTATATCCTAAACTTTGTGTGAGAACCTTTATGTCTTTAATAAGTTGTTCATTAGACATTTCAATACTGCATCTTAAACAATTGTACTTATCAATGTGATAAGAACCATCAGCTATCATTATGCCATCAAGGAATGCTTTTTTAATCTCGTCAGTAGCAGAATAAACCCAAGATGGAATTCTTTTTTCGTTAAATTTTCCATTAAATCCCATTCTATGCAATATTACGGCAAGTGATTTTGAAGTGACCCTACATTGCGAAACATTATAATTCATTTTTCTTTGAGGTGCACGGAAATCTGGTTTTTTGCCTGAAATTTTAGCAAGATAGTCACTAAATTCCTTATTAAATGAATCATACTCACCAGTTGCAAATGACACTTGACAACCAGAAATCCATCCGTCACCTAGCATAAAACCAAAGAATTTTGCAAATTCAGTATTTACATAGTCTGGAATATAACCTATATAGTTATCCCACCATTGTGTAGATTTATTAAAGTTCGCTTCATAATTCTTTAAAGGTGATTTATCAATTTTGATTTGGCAATTAGTTCTATTAATAGAGTTATCTATAATAAGAAGGTCACCCTCTTTAATTTCCTTAATTTCCTTATAGACTAATTTATTATTTTCATAACAAAGAAGTTTATGGTCATCAGTACCTTCGATGAAGTTGTGCCATGTTTTTACGGAATAAACATCTTTTATCCCCTTATATGCTCCCATTGTAACGGTAGATAATTCTTTTTTCTGAGTATCTACATTAAATGTCCATATTCTGTCGCCAATTGTGATAGAATCAATTTCCTTAAAGCCATTTTCAGTCTCTATTCTTGTATCCCCAACAATGCACCCATAAGGAAGGAAAAACGAGTCGTTTAGTAGTCTAAAATGAGCAATCTGCCAATCTTGGTATGGAATACTTTCGTTATGCCCAACCCACACAAATTTTGTGCTATCTGGCCTAATTTCATTTGTTTGAATAGGTACTGCGCCAGCTGCAGGTGAAGTTGTATACCCATTTTCAATACGGTCAATTTCATAAACTGGAAGTTGCTTCCAACCCATAATGCCATTGTCTTTCGTTACATTAAGAAGCATAAATTGATTACCGTATTTAACCATTGCACGAGCAATAAGAGGTAGCATTATATGTACATGCAGCCTATTTGCGAAAAGGTCTTCAAGAATTGATTTTACTCTTTTCGATTTTGACTTAATATGTATCATCTGCCCGTCACTTCCGCAATTACAGCATTCTGAAGCTAAAATATCGAGCGCAGAACCAATCTCAGGCATTCCATCCATAAGGTCAGCGTCCCTATACATCAGTTTCACAGCAGTATATCCCGCAAGTGATTCCATTGCATTGTCAGCTCCAGCCTTTACCCATTGATAGGACAAAAGTTTTTGCTGTCTATAAGAAGTGAGTTTTCTTTCATAATCTTCTTTATCATTAGTCGTATATAACACTTGGTCTGAAGCCAATGAATCCATTGAAGGTGGTAATTTCATTATATCTGGCGTAACAGAATTAGAGCCAAATAATATATTGTTCAAATTCTGAAATGCAGTAGGTCTTTTATTAGCCATTATATTGATTTTTATATGATTATTCTCATTAAAAATAGTATTTTAATAGTTGAAAATCAAGAACTATTTCCTTATTGACGTACTCCCACGATTGAAATCGTGGGATTCTTAGGCCGTCGTCGCCACTGCAATGCTCGCGTCAGCAAGCATTGTCTTACTGTGGCTCTTGCCGAGGGAAACGCCCTTCCCTCCTTTTGCTATCATCAGAATATTAATCGCTGCATTTACATCCCTGTCGTGGCGTTCACCACAGACGGGGCATACCCACTTACGAACATTAAGGTTCTTAACTTCCTCATTCTTGTATCCGCAGTAACTGCAAATCTGTGAGGACGATTCGTACCTTCCGATTTTTACAATCTCAGTATCATACTTCTCTGTCACGCAGACAAGTCTGCCGAGGAACTCGGCCCATCCGAGGTCATTAACCTTCCTGCCCCATCGTTTCTGCATTGCCTTAATATTAAGGTCCTCCACGGCAATGTAGGTATTCTGCCTGCATAACTCGTGAGCGAGTTTCCACTGAAAATCAGCACGGCGGTTTGCCACCTTTTCATGGCATTTTGCAAGAGCGTCTTTCGCACGCTTTCTTCCGTTGCTTCCGTACTTCTTCCTGGACAGACTTCTGCTGAGTCTGCGTAATTCCGTAAGTGACTGCTGATAACCGAGAGTCGCAGATATGTGTTCTCCGTTGCTTGTCGTAATGAAGGTCTTCATTCCGAAGTCCATCCCGATGCAGGCTTCACCCTGTCTTTCGAGTCGCACGTCGGGAACCTCACTGCAGACAACGAGCCATAGCCGTCCCCTGTTATCGCGTTTAATTCTGACGGTTTTTATTAACCCGTACTCACGGGTCAATTTAAATCTATAGTTAAACCCTAATTTATTCACTCGCAGTGTGTTTCCGTTCAGCGTGTATCCCACGCTTCCTTTAAACACGAACGACCCTCCTTCGTTTGCTTTATGGAATGAGGGGCGACCACGCCCCTGCTTCTTGAAGAATTCCTTATAGGTGGCTTCGATACGTTCGCATATTTCCTGAAGGGATTGTGACCCCATCTTCGCCCATCGAGGGTCGTTCTTTGCGAGTTTTGCAATGTGGTGCTTAACAGCCCCACTTTTAGGGTTTTTCTTATACAATGAGTAGTACCTACGATACAACGCCACCACGTGGTTATACACGTGGTTTGCGGTTGTTACGAGGTCCGACAGGTCGCGTGACCTGTCGTTCCCGTAAAGTCTGTATTTGTAGTTACGAATCATTGTTAAGTATCTAATTATAAATAGTTTACTTTAAGTGAATATACAAATATTTTAATTAAAAAACAAGTAATTTTCTAACAAATTTTAATTAAAGGGGCTTTCATCCCACATCTAAAGAAGTGGGTTTTCCCGCCCCTCTTTAATAAATAGTTTGCTATCAGCATTTCTTGACTTTTAATAGGTAAAACATTATCTTAAAAGAAAAAGCTTATGATAAACACTTGGAGAAAACCCACGAATTCATTCGTGGGATGAATCCAAGTTAATAAAATTACTTGTTTTTTAATTAAAATATTTGTATATTTGTTAAAAAGGCAGACTGCCCGCCTTGAAAAGGCAGTGAATGTGTTCTTTGAATAATTTTGAGCAGGGGGTCGGCACTAAAGACGCAGTGCTGTAAAGCAAGGCGGGCAAAGAAACCGCATACTGAACAAAAAACTGAAAAATTAAAAGGAAGGGGCATCTTCCTTTCGGCGAGAGCCAATATAAGTCGAT